AATTGGACTTTTTGAGAAGGTCAAGAATGCTTGAGTTGGCTGCTATGTATCGCAGAACTGTCCGGTTGAACATCATATAATCAACCTGACCGCCACAATCATCGGCAATCAATCCCTTGCAATCCATTACGTCTCCAAGAATGTTTGCCTTGGTTCCAGTTCCCCACTTGTAATCGGTAGTTAAACCGACCTTGTGGGTAGCGGGAATTGCATAATTAACCGTTGCCTTAACTCCCTGTGCTCTTTCATAGGTGAAAGACCCGGAAGTGAACATCTTTGAAAAGAACCATTCCTTCCTTCTTTCACACCTGCGAATCATCGTGGCAAGATTGTTGGCAAGTGTCTGGGAAGCTTCCATATAACCCGATTCCGTTCCCGGCTTTCTCAGGTTGTTAAGAAACTCCTCATCAAAATAACGCTTATCCCCCCAGAAAGCGGCCTTCGCTGAATGCTCGGCCATTCCTTCAGGAGCAGACTTGGGCGTAGGAGCACCCGGAGCTTTAAGCTGTGCCATCCCTCGGCCACCTTCCTGAGACTCCCACCTGATGGTATCAGACGGAGAATTAGACTGGCCGAAAATGTTCATAAGTGCAAGATTTGCTGGACCCTGAAATTTGGTAACAAAACCCTGAAGAACTTCCAATCTCAGGCTCGGTATTTCCCCAATTCCTTTAGGCATTCTAAGTCACCCCCTTTCTTATTTAAGTATGGTGTAACGGGTTCCCCACGTTTTTGAACCAAGGTCAGTAATGGCGTTGGCATCAAAATTAGTGAGCATTCCCGTGTACATGACTGTGTTTGAAACCACAACTGAGCAAAGTGCTCCTTTCGCCGTGGAACCTTTTCCTGTATCTACCGACTTATCCAGAATCCCCACACAAGCCCATGCCCCTTCGGTAACTGCATATGCCTTTTTAGCAATAGTCTTGCTGTCTGCAACTGCATCCGTAAAGGTGATTTTGGCCCGGTAAGAATCCGTGGTTCGGTCAATAGCAGTAATGGCTCCACCATTGTCGGCTGTTCCTTCCCCATCACTGTCAACGATAACAATATCGTCTCCAACGGCAAATTTGTAGGAATCTTCAATGCCTACATAAATGTAGGTATTGGTTCCCGAATCTGCTATGAGATAGGCACGACCGGCAGGGTCAGCAGCAACATCACACGCCACGTCATAGGGAATAAGCTTTCCCTTTGTTCCAGCCGAAGTATTCAGAGCAAGTGCCGTTCCAGTCTTCAAAACCCCGTAACCGGCCTTCAGGGTAGCTTCCACAATAAGGGCCGCTTCCCGGTTGGACTGTATCAAGGGCTTATAGTCTGGTCCCTGAACTCCGTAACTGATGTTTGGTACATCGTTTCCAATAGTCATTATCTAACACCCCCCTTCTTTAATTATGTGGTTTTCTTGGCCTGACCTGCAAAAGCAAGCAGTTCATCGGCCTTTTCACCATCGGTTTTCTTCTGTTTCTCGGCCAGTTTTGCTTCCTCATCCACTCCCCTGTCGGAAGTAGTTGTGCCGATAACAGATTTGCTCATGCCGGAATTTTCCCAATCCTTAATCTCTTCCCGGATTTTGGCAGTGAAAGCTTCCCGGTCCAGTTTACCGTCTTTGACAAAGCTTTCTTTTCCAACCATCTTCTGCACTTTCGGGTGAATCCTTTCCGGGACTTCACTGGCCTTCAGTTCTGTAAGCCATATTCCATCCACTTCCCTCTGAATGTCCTTCTCGGCCCTAAGAGCTTCGATTTTCTCCAGAGTATTTACCCTCTCGGACATTTTGGAATTTTCGGTTTCCTTGTCCTTGTTGGTTTTTTCCAACAGTGCAATCTTGTCGGTCAAGGTCTTCTTCTCTTCCTCAAACTGCTCCGTTGCTTCCTTTTCCCCTTCTTCCTTCACCTGCTCGTAAAGGTCGGGGTACTTGGTTTTAAGTTCGTCTAATGTCATTTCTTTTTCCACCTCCTTCTCACTGTTAAATTTTACTCTCTCTATGTTTACCTCCACTTCTTCGCTAAAGGCAAGAGAAGAAGTATTGGGGTCCATGCCAAAAACACAGACACTTGCTTCCTTGAAAATACTTTCTCTCCAAATAACCGCAGGGCCATCAACAGAAAAGCCATTCACCTTTGTAGTAGTCCCTTCTCCAACTTCTTCAATAATCCCAGGTTTAGCATAGATGCTTGCTTCAAACGGAAAATCCTTTGTTCTTGAAAGCTTCTGAAATTCAAGGCTTGCTTCGGTATCCAAAAATTCAGTGGTGTCCGGGTCAATATGAAGCTGATTACTTTTTATTATTGGCTTCCCGGTAACAGCAATTTTCCTTGTCCTTTCATGCTCTTCAAGCACCGGATATCTTTCTTTTGGAAATTGCATTCCTTTCAGGTCAAGATATAATTTCCCCCAAAAGGGATGCTTAATAACTCCACCCGAATAAGCAATCATTTTCAGAGTTGCTTTTTCTTTCCCGTCCACTTCGGAAAACTGAACCGATGCGTTCCCGGAAGGGTCAACAAACCTCATGTTTGCCAAAGAAAGTTTTATAGTTTCAGACTGTTTGGAATCTTTTTTCTGTTTCATGTCAGGATAATGCCTGTAAACACAAGCCTTTATTCCTTCGGGATTGGGAGCATGACGGGCATAAGCCAAAGCCGCCCTCGCTCTTTTTCTGGTATCAACCGGGTAACTTCCGGCAGGAGCACCACCACTTGGACCGCAGAATGGCCCTTTCTTATATTTACCAACATTGGAACCACCGGGTTTATCCTGTGGTTTTGTGGCAAACATTATCTGATATTCTTTCCAAGTAAGTTGAGTATTCATTTCATTGTCCTCCGACATTTTGGAGTTTGCAATTCGGACTGCCTTTGCTTCACAAACCTTCTTATTCCCCCCTTTTGAAAGACAATCGCTTAAAACCGAATTGGCTATTGATGCCCATTTACTCTGCTTCGCTGGAGTGTTTGCTTTTCCAGTATGATTTTGGGCGTCTCCTGCTGTCCACGGCATATACTATATTTCCTTTTCCTTTGCAACCTTTTTCTTTGGACTTTTTTCTGGAGGTCTTGCTGGCTCTGTTTGCGTCTTCTCCTGAAGGGATTCAGCATCCAAAGCAAAAACCAACTCAGGCAAAAGTTCATCTTCAGTTGCTTTTCTTAAACGAAGACGTTGGTATCCGCTAAAGCCCATTCTCTTTGCAACATCAGAAGCGGGTATCCCAATAGTTTCAGAGATTGGACCGTGTTTAACTCCAAGCATTGCCCTTGCTCTTGATTCCATATCTATCATTTCAGAAACAGGATGGGTAATATCAATTAACTCTTCCGGTCGTCTTTTTACATTCTCAAAAACCGGCTCTTGATTTCTGAACTCAATAGCTTCCTTCCTTTTGAAATAAGTGGGAAAGTTGGAAATAGCACTTTTCAAAAAGAAAAGGGAACCCCAAAAATCGTACTTCACAAAATTATCATGGTACTCAATTTCATCGGATACCCTATCAGACATTGGCCCTCTTGATGCCTTAACAGAAGCATAGGGACTGCTTGCTTTCCCTGTGGTGATATCCTCCGGCTCATTTAATCCTGAAGTTGCCATATGAAAAATATCAGTGTCTTGGTCCTTTATGGCAGTAAGGCTCGGATTTACACACTTAACATCCATTCCGGGAGGAAGAATAATTCTTCCACCGGGGGTAAGTTTGGAACCTATTGCCGTCTTCCTTTTATCTTCATCGGACAAACTCAACCATTGCTTGAATGTTCTTGAATCATCCACCTTAAAAACCCAAAGATATGCACCACTTGCCTTCTTGTGGTCAATCTCGTATTTCTTCAGATTTTCATAATGATTAAGCCACTCAAGAGTTGTCCTGAGATATGAAACATTCCTTCGGGTCATAAACCCCTTATCCCAGGAAACAATAAACTGGTAATACCCCCCAAACTTGCTGAATATCTTTTTCCGGCTCTTCACTTGATACGATGGAGTAAAATTGTAATCTGTCTTGATAACATTAAGAAGGTCGGGATATCTGGCAATATAAATGGAAGGAATTTGAAGTTTTTTCTCAATTCCGTGGGAATCTTGAGTAACTATATTGTAAAAAAGTGGAAGGGTTGTTTTTGTTGGATGAAATATAATTCCACAATCATCATATCCTCCACCTTTTATAGTGGCGGGGTCAAACCAGTCAACTTCAATAAATCCATCATCGTGGCAGGAAAGGCAAAGAAACATTTCTCCTTCAATATTGGAAAGACTTACCCACTTATTCCAATAATTATAGAGTCTGTTCCGAGGGTCATAGGTAATTTCATCAATAACCTTTTGTATTTCATAATATCCTGATGTTACTTCATACCCATACCCACAAATTCTTCCGGTAAGTCCACGTATTGCAGTGTTTACTTGAGGATTTACATTAAATTTATTCCAACACTCTTTCTGAAGGACTTCCCTTGTGTAATTTACATTTCCTTCAGCAGCCGTTGTAAATCCATCAGCATCCCGATAACTTTCATTTTCAGAATCATACTGCCACGGCATGGAAAAGGTAAGATTTTTAAGAACATCATCAGGAAGATACTTAATATAATCAGAAATCTCGGATTGAGACATCTTATGGGGATTTATTTTTGTTACTTTGTTTTCCATTTCCTGTTTTCACAAGGAATATTAAACTACTATCTGAATTGGAAAGGAAAAATGG